ATCTTCAGCAAAGAGCGGCTCACCCCGATGATCCGCGACACGCCGGCGCTCACCGGCAAAGTCAAAGACCAGCGCTCGCGCGATTCCGGCAACACCATCTCGATGAAATCTTTCCCCGGGGGAAACATTGCTCTGGTCGGCGCCAACGCTCCCGCAGGCCTGGCCGGCCGCCCGCGCCGGGTGATCTTGCAAGACGAAATTGACCGCTACCCGCCCAGCGCCGGCACCGAAGGCGATCCCTGCTCCCTGGCCGATCGGCGCGCGGAGAGTTTTTGGAACGCCGTCCATTTTTATTCCGGCACCCCGACCGTAAAAGGCTTCTCGCGCGTCGAAAAGAAATTCGACCTGACGGACCAGCGCCGTTGGTTTTGTCCCTGCCCAAAATGCAAGACCCACAACCATCTGAAATGGTCGCAAGTTCTCTGGGGCAACGAGCGCCTCAAGAGCGCGCAACGCTGGCACAAGCCGCCGCCCCCAGACGCGAAACTCTCCGACGACGGCAGCGACGCGATCTACGAGTGCGAATCCTGCCACGCCCACCTCAACGACCGCGAACGCCTCGCGATGGTCCTCGCCGGCGAATGGCGAGCCACCACTCCCTTCCGCGGCAAGCGCGGGTACCACCTCAACGGCATCGCCTCCCCGTTCAAGCACAAGCGCGGATTCAAAACCCGCCTGCACCAGATGGCCGCCGGCTTCCTGGAAGCCAAACGTGGCGGGCTGGAAACCTTCAAGACCTGGGTCAACACCTTCCTCGCCGAAACCTTCGAGGAAGAAGTGGACCGCATCGAGCACGGGCCGCTTCTCGCGCGCGCGGAAGATTACACGCCGCAAACCTTGCCCAACCAAATCCTCATGGTGAACGCCGGCACCGACGTGCAGGGGGATCGCATCGAAGTCGAAACCATCGGCCTCGGCCTCGACGACGAGAGCTGGGGCATTGAGAAGCGCGTCCTACATGGTGACACCGAGCAAGACGACGTGTGGCAGGACCTCGCACAATTCCTCGCCACCTTGTACCAGCGCGCGGACGGAACCATTCTGCCCATCACCTGCACCGCGATCGACCTGCGGCACAAACCGCAAAAAGTCCGGAAGTTTTGCGCCACGTGCGGACTCCCGCGCGTCTATCCAGTGTACGGAGTGGGCCGCGTCTCCCCGAACCTGGTCACGAGCAAATTCAACAAACATTACCGCCTCCGGACATTCGCGGTGCAGGGCAAGATCGCCAAGGACACGATCTTCGCCAGGCTGCGCGTGGACGAGCCCGGCCCGCGGTACCTACATTTCCCGGCCGGCCACGGCTACGACGAAGAACATTTTCGGCAACTCACCGCTGAGGTGTTGAAGACCAAATATGTCCGCGGCTTTCCGGTGCAAGCGTACGAGAAGATCCGCGATCGCAACGAAGCGCTGGACCTCCGCGTCTATTGGCTCGCGGCTCTCGACATTCTCAAACCGAACCTCACCGCGATCGCGCGCAACCTGCAAACTCCCGCGTCGGCGGCAAAAGACTACGTGCTGAAGCCGGGCGAAACGAAACCTCCGGATGATTCGCCGCCGCAGCCGCCCAAGCCCGCCGCTCGCAAAGCGAACAAGTTCACCGGCCGCAAAGGCAAGTGGCTCTGACCGGTTAAGCATTTCCCGCCGCTGCACATTCTAGTTAATGCGAGGCAACTTAACCTGGCGCGCGTTTTCCCCATTTTTGTTAACCATGTCCGTTTTTGCCTCCTCACTTGAGGACCAAAAAACGCGCATAATGCATAAGCCATTCTGCCGTGATAGACTGCCCCTCCGATGAGCGCCGAGCGTCTCGATCCGCACCTCTTCAAATTCCACGTCCACCTGGAACGCTGTCCGCAATGTCGCGGCCCCGATCGTAGCCTCTGTGCGGAGGGCATCCACCTCCTCTTCCAGGCGGCGCAAAGCGGCGAGGTCGATCTCGCCACGCCGATCCCGCCACCCGCCGAGATCGAGTCCCACCCCGTCCCCTTCCAGCTCCTCTCCGACCTCTGACCTCGGCCCGTCTGGTTGACCCCAGCCCCTCTATGAAAGCGCCCCGGATTGGTTTCCTGGCCGCCGACACTGAACATGTCCGCCCCTGTGCCCATCGGTTTGCCGGCCCGCCTGCGCGCGGGCGAGACCCTCAATTTTCGTGTCACCCTTGCCGATTACTCGGCCGCCGACGGCTACGACATCACCTGGAATTTCCGTTCCACCGACGGCAACAAGGTGGATTTCACCAGTGCCGCCAGCGGCATCGAACACCTCGTCAACGTCCCCGCCACCGATACCGTCGCCTGGGCGGCCGCCCGGTACCACGGCGCCGCGATGGTCAGCAACGGCACGTTCACCCGACAAGTTTGGTCGGGTAATCTGGTCATCCTCCCCAACCTCGCCGCCGAGGAGGGCGGCTTTGACGACCGCAGCCAGGCCCGGCGCACCCTCGACAACATCAATGCCGTCCTCGAAAAGCGCGCCAACTCCACCATCCTGAACAGCACCATCGAAGGTACCATGTTCGGCCGCATCCCGATGGACCAGCTCCTGATGCTCAAGAACCGCTACGAAACCATCGTGGCCCAGGAACAGGGAGCCGAAGACATGGCCAACGGCCTCGGCAACAGGAAAAACGTCTTCGTGCGATTCACCACCCCGCGATGAAGATGACCTCGAACGATTACGAAACCTTCCGCCGCCTCTGGCGAATGTACTTCCCCCATTTCACCGAAGCCTGCGGCATTGCCTGCGTCATCGAGCTCCTCCAAATCCACCAGAGGGCGTTTAACTCACAAGTGAAGACGGAGTCGAACAGCACGACCAGGCGGCGTTTAACTCACAAGTGAAAATCCCCTTCACCAATTGGGAAATCGGCCGCCGGCCGCCGCCTAATCCGCAATCCGCAATCGGCAATCCGCAATCGGCGGTCCTCCGCTCCCAAAGCGCCGCCGTCATCGTCAAAGGCATGACCACGCGCGCCTATGGCGCCGCCCGCAACGATCGGCTCACCACCGACTGGCCCTCCAGTTCCACCAGCGCCAACGCCGAAATTTCCCAGAGCGCCCCGATCGTTCGCGCGCGCAACCGCCAGCTTGAGCGCGACAACGATTACTTCCGGCGAATGCTGCGCCTGGTGGAAAACAACGTCATCGGTCACAAAGGCGTTCGCCTGCAAAACAAGGCGCGCGACTTTGCGGGCAAAGATGCCAACGGCAACGTGAAATGGCGAACCGACACCACCGCCAACTCCCTCATCGAAAAAGCCTGGGCCCTCTGGAACCGGCCGGAGAATTGCACCGTCCAACGCAACCTTAGCGGTGCGGACATCCAACGCATGATCGTTCGACGCTTCGCCACTGATGGCGGTTTGCTGATTCGCCTGCACCGCGGCTTTGACAACCCATTTCGGTTCGCGCTGCAACCCCTCGAAATTGACCGGCTCGATTTCAACTACAACGCCACCGCGTCGAACGGCAACGACGTCATCTTCGGCCTCGAACTTGACCGCTTTCGCGCCGTCGCGGCCTACTGGGTATTGACCCGTCATCCCGGCGATTTGATGCACCGCACCGGCGAGAAAATGTTCCGCGAGCGCGTGGACGTCCGCGACATGCTGCTGATTCATGGCGGTATGGAGCGCGCCGAACAAGTTCTGCCCATGCCGATCTGGACCAGCCTCTCGCTCCGGCTCTGGCAGTTGGAACGCTACGAAGAAAGCGTCCAGATCGCCTCCCGGATCGCGGCGTGCAAAGGCGTGTACATCAAGCAAGCCTTCCAGGAAGGCAAAGGATACGACGGCCCGCTAGTCGCCGGGCAACCCATCGAGGATGTCGAGCCCGGGATGCAAACCCGCCTCGACGTGGGCGAAGAACCGGTGATGTTCGACCCCAAATTCCCGATGAACGAGACCGGGGACTACATCAAGAGCCAGATTCGCGGCGCCGCCAGCGGCTCGAACCTCAGCAGCCATTCCGTCGGCAACGATTTGAGCGACGTGAACATGTCCTCGATGCGCGCCGGCAACCGCGAGGACCGCGAAGAGTACAAGACCCTGCAAGGCCGGCTGGTGGACTATTACCTCACCCCCGTCTTCGAAGCCTGGCTGCCGTTGGCGATCCTCTCCGGCCAGATCGCCCTCCCCATCACCAAGCTCGCGAAATTCAGCGCCGCGAGCTGGCGCCCACGCCGCTGGACCTTCGACAACCCGGTGGACGACATCCGGGCGAGCAAGGAAGCGATCGCGTGCCGCATCCAGAGCCGCGAAGACGTGATCGAAGAAACCGGTGGGGACATGGAAGAAGTGGACGCGCAATTCGACGCCGATCCGCTGCTGAAAGACCTACCGGTCCCGCCCGCGTACTTGAACAACCTGCCCCAGGAGCAACCCGCTACCGCGCCGCCGAAACCCGAATGATCTGCACGCGCGCCAACTTAGAAGCCATGGGGATGCAGTTGCTGGCTGATTTGCTCGGCGAACATCACCTGCGGGCGGCCTCCAACCAGGCCTACGACGGAAGCGACCTCGCCAAACGCACCGCCGCGGCCCTCGACGAATGGATCAACTACCGTTTGCGTGGGTGCGGTTACTGTCACACCTGCTGGAACAAGCTGTCGTCCACCCTTTGGTGCAGCAACTGCGGCCGTCACCGGCGCTACGTCTGCCACGGCTACATCGGGAAGGACGCGGACGAAACCCCACACCTCGAAAAAGACCAGAGGAACACCAGAAAAGGGTCACTCACCAGGCGCATGAAAGAAGTCTATCTCGCCGCCGTAAACAACGACGAAGAGGCCAATGCGATTCTTAGAGACCTCATCAGGCGGCGGCAGAAAGGATTGAGGAGTCGCCACGGGGAAGCTGACCGCCCGGCCGCCACGTTGCTATTGGGAAGAAACCGCGCCGGTTGGAAATTCACATCAATCTACGAGACGGCCAATCGCTCTATTTTGCGGCAACTCGACAACTCAGGGATGTCTTGCAAGCGCCAGCGTCCCGAACTGATCACTGATCACTGATTACTCCCTATTTGAGTGCCGGCCACAAACATTTCAGCCGCTGGGGATTTGGCGATTTCTTGTGGCACAAAGTCACCGGCGACAAGGGAATGATCCTCGGCATTACCCTGCGGCCCAATTCGCCCCCGAGCTACCAAATGGTCTTTGCCGAGGACATTGACGAGAAGACCTGCCTGGAGATCGAGCTGACCGAGGAAGTCCCGACCGCCGTTACAGCCGAGGGGAAGTAATCAGTGATCTAGTAATCAGTCATCTCAGTTTCTGCCCCCGCGTTGACGCCCAGCCTCCCTTGACATGAAAAACCGCTTTGCCACTGCCCTTGCGACCTTGCTCATTTTCATCTGTGCGTTCAGCGCCCGCGCGCAATTCGACATCTACGGCACAACCACCGCCGTCGCCATCGCCACGAACAACATCGTCAGCGCCACCGTGACAAACGTCGGCGCGGACGTGCACGGCTACGTTGGTCAGCCCGTCATCCTGCTCTGCTACACGAACAGCGGTGGTGATAACCCCACCCTCGGCGTGCGCCTCCAAACCAGCGCCAGCCTGGCTACCGGCTACACCGACATTCCCGGCGCGAGCTTTACCCAGATTACAAATGCCGCCGCCGGCGCGGCCGGCATCGTGACCATCGGCATTTCCCCGGGCGCAGTCTCGAAATACGTACGCGCCGTTCAAACCGTTGGCGGCACCAACCCCGTGTTTCAAACCTCCATCACGTTAATCGGCCGCCTGAAGTACAACTGACGACTGACCACTGATGACTGATCACTGATCACTTCCCTTCCCCCCATGTCCCAGGAGAAAACATTCCAGACCGTTCCGACCCGCGCGATCACCCGCGCCTTCTCGATTGAAGTGCAAGGCGTGGACGAAACCAGCCGCAGCGTCCCCATTTCCTTTGCCAGCGAGACCCCCTGCTACGAACCCGAGCTCGATGCGATGCTCATCCTCGACCACTCCCCCGGGTCCGTGGATTTCAGCCGCATGGAAGGCGGCCCCGTGCTGGTCCAGCACAACGAAGGCGACCAGGTCGCCGTTGCCGAAGGCTGCGTCGTGAGTGCCGACCGCAAAAGCCGGGCCGTCGCCCGCTTCAGCAAAGCCACGCGAGCCAATGAAATTTTCCAGGACGTAAAAGACGGGATTCGACGCCAGGTCAGCGTACGCGCCCGCCTCAACAAACTAGTCATCGAGAAAGCCGGTGAAGGGCTGAAAACCCTCCGTGCGATTTCGTGGACGCCGCTGGAAATGTCCATCGTTGGACTCGCCAAAGACGCCACCGTCGGCGTCATGCGCCAAGACGATCAAACCGACAAGTTCCCGACCGAGATCGAAGTCCAGCGATCCCATAATCCAATCAATCCAAACATCCATTTATCCCCCCTTATGACTGCCGAAGAAAAAGCCGCCGCCGACCTGGCCGCGCAAAAACTCGAAACCGCCCGCAGTGAAACCCTCACCGGCGAGCGCAAACGCATCACCGATATTTCCGCCAGCGTGGAAGCCCTGCTCAAGACCTATCCGGAAGCCATCAACACCTTCCGCGGCCTCGAGACCAAGGCCATCCGCGAAGGCACAAGCCACGCCGATTTCAACATGTCGCTCCTCGCGAGCCTCCCCGGCGTCCGCACCGTCACCCGCGCGGAACTGCCCACCATCGGCCTCGGCGACAAAGAAGCCAAACGCTTCTCCATCCTGCGCGCCGTGCACGCCCTCGCGAACAAAGACTGGAAAGACGCCGGCTTCGAACTCGAATGCTCCCGCGCCGTTGAAAAGATTGCCGGCGCCCCCGCGCATGGCGGCTTTTACGTTCCTTACGAAGTTCAGCAAATCAAACGCGACCAGACCGTCGCCTCTGCACCTGGCGGCGGGTACCTCGTCGCCACCCAGCAACTCGCCGGCAGCTTCATCGAAATGCTCCGCGCGCAAAGCATGGTGATTCGCCTCGGCGCCCGCGTCCTGAGCGGACTACGCGACAACGTCACCATTCCGAAACAAACCGGGGCCAGCACGGCTTACTGGCTCGCCACGGAATCCACCCAGATCACCGAAAGCGCCCTCACCTTCGGCCAGCTCGCCCTCACGCCCAAGACCGTGGGCGCCTACGTCGAGATTTCGCGCCTGATGATGCTGCAAAGCAACCCCTCCATTGACGCCCTCGTCATGGACGACCTCGCGAAAACCATCGCCCTCGCCGTGGACACCGCCGCCATCAGCGGCACCGGTTCCGATGGCCAACCCCAGGGGTTGATCGGCACCTCCGGCGTCGGCAGCGTTGTCGGCACCTCGCTGGCCCTCGCCGGCATCCTGGAATTCCAGGCCGACCTGGCCGCGGCCAACTCCCTCTCCCTGGGAGCCGCCTACGTCACCACCCCGCTGATTGCCAGCCTCCTCATGGCCCGCCAGCGCTTCAGCTCCACCGACACGCCCCTCTGGGACGGCGGAATCCTCGAAGGCAACGTCATGGGCTTCCGCGGGACCGCCTCCATCCAAGTCCCGACCGGCGACCTCATCTTCGGCGACTGGAGTCAGATCATCATTGGCGAATGGGGCATTTTGGAAATCATGACCAACCCCTACGCGGACTTTAAGGCTGGCATCATCGGCATTCGCGCCTTCCAGACCGTGGATGTCGGCGTCCGCTATGCCGGCGCCTTCAGCGTAGCCACCGTCGTAACGTAAAAAACAGTGCCAGGGGTCAGGTGCGAGGTATCAAATGATACCGGACACCGACCCCTGGGCAAAAAACCTGACACCTGACACCTCGACACCTGACACCTCTTATGGCCCAAACAAAAACAGTAAAAATCGTCGCCGCGCGCCCGTTCCTTCACCAGGGCAAGCGCGTGGAGACCGGCGAGAGCATTGAAGTTCCCGAGAACGTCTCCATGGACATTCTCAGCACGAACCGCGCGCTCCCGCACACCGACGCAAACGTCGCCCAAGTGAAAGCCTCCATGGCCGCGGCGAAAGCCGCCGCCGCGAAGCCGGCCGCCCCGGTCATCGAACGCTACGGCCCCGAGAAGCCGGCCGCGAAGTAAGTCGGAGGTGGGAGGTCGGAGGTCGGAGGTCAGACCTCTGCCTTCTGCCTGCCTCTGTCCCCATGACTGGCGCCGCCGAACACGCCGCGTGCCTGGCCGAGCTGGAGCAAGAACAAGCTCCGGACGGCACGACGCCGCTGCAATTCATCTGGAACGGCGTCACGCGCGCGTGCAGCGCCGGCAGCGCGCACCGGAGCAAGCGCAACGAACCGGGAGGCTTCGCCCTGGAAGCCGACCTGGTGATCATTGCCCGCGCGGAACTCTTCACCCCCGAAGACCTGGCGATCCTAAAAGCCGGTACCAAGAACACCCTGACCCATGACGGCCGCCAGTGGCGGATCACCGCCGCGATCACCCCCTCCGGCGATCCCTTCGTGAAGCTGCTCTGCAACGACCCGGCGCAATCGGCGTGATGTAGCAGCGGACGTGAGTCCGCTCAAACCCGCTTCCCCCGCCCCCGCCGTTGACCCTCCCTACAGGTTGTATGGCCTCCCCCGTCACCATCCGGATCAATCACCGGGAGTTTGACCGCTCGCTGCGCCAGTACTCCACGCTCTCGAAACGCACCCCGGCGGAAATCTGCAACGCGAAGGCGTACTTCATCAATCGCCGCGCGCTCTGGCACACCAAAAAAGCCGACGCGGAAAGAATCAAGCAGGAGCTCGGCGCCCACGACGTGAGCATCCTGAAAAAAAGCAAACGCGGTGACCGCTGGCTCCGAAGCAAACGCAAAAGCTTTGTCTTCGATTCCAAAGGTGACGCCATGCCACGCCTGGCATACATCATCCTCGCGCGACTGCGCAAAGCCGGGAAACTATCCTCCCTCCGGATGGAAGACCTCCATGCGAAGATGGTGAGAGTGTTGAATGCGCGGCTGCGCTCCGTGGCGTTCATCAAGTCCGGGTTCATCGCACCCCGCGAGCACTTCAAAGCCTGGTGCATCAGCCAGGGCGTTTCGATTGGTGGCAAAGGACTGCCCCCGAACGAACCCTCCCGGATCGGCGGCCCCAAACAAATCGGCTCCCCCAAGGGCGGCGCAACAGCAGCGCAGGCAAACTGGATTGCCCGCGCCACGTTCTACAACGCCGCCGACGCCAAACGCGACACCAAAGGCAGCCTCCAAAAACACGCCGGCCCCGCCATGGAGCGCGCCTTCGCCGAAGAAACCGCCGACACCATGGCCTACGTCGAAAAACGCCTCAAACAACACGCCCGCGCGTGTGGTATTAAAACCGCATGAACTGTGTGCCCGTCATTTGGGGGGTTAAGCCAAACCGTCCGATCCGTGGCGCTCCCACCGGCCGGCAGCGCCTGCAGCTTCGCCGCGATGAGGCGGCCAAACTGTTCATTCGCACCGCCTCCGGGATCCGCTGCTTTGTCCTGGAAGACCGCGGCGATCATTGGTTCTGCAATCCCGCGCTCGAACAAGGTTCCAACGCTCGTAAATCGTAAATCGTAAATTCCCCCCCTATGGAACTCCCCGAAAAAATCGAAGCCGTCCTGGTCAGCTACCTCCGCGCCCGGGTGCAAGCCGCCCTCGATGCCGAAACGCTCCCCGCCTACTTCGTCGCCACACCGGATCCCGATGCTGACCCCCCCATCGTTTCCCAAATTCAGCCCGGCGAATCCGATCAGGACATCACCGCGCAGCTCCTCCGCGTCATCGCCGGCGATGCCGACCAAGAGCACCCCCAATTCACCGGCAATTTCCAGGTCCCCGTGATGGTCGAACTCCTCACCCCGATCGCCGAACAAACTGCCGACCAGGAAGCCTCGGCCGACCCGGCCGTAAGCACCAGCCAACTCGACAAACACCGAGTCCTCGCCGCGTTGCTGGAAAAGGGCATCATGGTGGACACCCTGCACACGGAACTGAATGCCGCCGCGTTGGCCTTGGGAGCCGGCTACGAATTCACCGCCTTCGGCATCCTGGACCGCCTGCCCCAGCGCGGCCAAACGGCGAACCTGTACCAAAGCGGCTACACCTTCCGCTTGTACTGCTGTGGCCGCACCCTGTAGCAGCGGACGTGAGTCCGCTCAAACTAAGCCTTTCCCTCCGGTTGACTCCCGGCCTTTGGCGACATGTCCGACGAATTCAAAGCCCTCCTCTATGGCAGGTTCACCCGGGATAATTCCGTCACCGAGATCGGCAGTCGCGCAGACGTTTCCATCAGCTACCCCCTGCAACGCCGCGTCTTCAAAAACTTCACCATGGTCGGCGTGGACGGCGCGACCCAGGAACAACTCATCATCACCCCGCTGACCACCCTCGATGAGCTCTGGCTGCAAAATCTCGACACCGTTAAGAGCGTGGAAGTCTCCGTGAAGAGCGGCGGCAACTACTATCCCTTCGCGACCTTGAAAGCCGGCGGCATTCCGATCCGGCTCACCTGCAAGAGCACCGTGGACCTCTGGCTCAAAGCCAGCGTCGCCGGCACGATGGCCGCCGCCACCAGCACGAGCGCCGCGTTCACCGTCGGCCAGACCGTCATCCCGCTTGCCACGGCCGGCACCGGAGTTGTCGCCGCGGGCGATTCGATCACGTTCGCAAACGACCTGCACGCCTACCGCGTCGCGTCCGTAACCTTTGCCGGCGCGAATCCCGCCTCCGGCGACACCATCACCCTAGCTTCACCTGGCTTGCTCCTGGCCCAAGGAGTAGCTACCCGCGCGATCACCGTCGTGGGCCCGAAATGTTTCCTATTCGCCATCGAACCCTAACCCCTCGCACCTGACACATTTTTATGAACATCGTCAACGGCACCCCGGTAAACTTCACCTTCGGCAGCACCGCCATGGTGATCACCAACATCACTGGCGCCCTGTATCAGGGACTCGACTTCAAAAAGAATTCCAACCGCACCCTGGTGAAAGACCAGTCCGGCAACCGCGTCGCCAGCGCCCACAGCGATCAATTTCAGTCCCTGACCATCAAGTGGGTAGTCACCGGCGCCAGCATGGCCGCCGCCCTGACCAACGCCGCGTTGAACGAGATGGGCAGCTACGTCGTCATCACCGCCTGCGCGACCATCCCGGAGCTGGTCACCGCGCTCAAATGGGAAGTCGTCGGCGCCAGCCTGCCCGCGACCAACGACTCCGTGAAAGAGATCACCCTGGAAGTCGAACTCGCCGCCGGCATCCAGACCTTCCCGGCGACCGCGTAAATTTCATGAGCGCCGCCACCGCCACAACCGGCGCGGCGATTTCCGAAAATCCCGCGCAAAACAGTCAGGGGAATGAACGGCAAGGGAATGAAGACCCTCCCCATTCCCCTGCCGAACATTCCCCTGCCTTTTCCCCGTCCTCACTGGACTATTTCGCCCGCTCGATCCCCGAACCAGTCCGCCTGCTCGGTCTCCAGCTCCGCCCGCTCAGCGTCGGCCGCTATCGCCTGTTGAAGCGATTCGATGTCGCCTTCGTCGCCGAGGGCGAGGCTCACGCCGGCGTCCCCGATCTGCTCCTGGGCGTCCTGATCTGCTCAATGCGCGTGGACGAATTCCTCGAGTTCGCCGCCGATCGGCACTTCGCCCGCGACATTCGGCGCTGGAGCAAGCGATTGTTCCCCCAAGTGTGGCTCTGTGCGTTGCCCTGGTTCGGCAAATGGTGGCGGCGCAAGCGCGGCTTCAACGTCCTCGAGAAACTGGCCCTCTTCCAAACCTACATTGCCGATGCGCAGCGCATCCCGCGCTACACCATGCGCGAGAATGCCCCTCAGTCCCATTCTTCGCATTGGTCACATAATCTGGAAATCTGCCTCCGTTCCGAGCTCGGCTGGACGCTTGAAGAAATCAACGAGAGTCCGCTCAGCAAAGCCCTCACCGATTATTTCCGCCACGCCGAAAACTCCGGCACGATCGTCCTCGTAACCGACGAACACCTGGCGCAAGCCGCCCACAACGACGCCGCGATCGCCGAAGCGCTGGCTGCGGCCACCGCCCACCCTCTCCCCGGGGGAGAGGGCCGGGGTGAGGGCGAGCGTAAACCTTCCCGGCCAATTTCACCGGAGTTGAACACATGGGACTAAAACTCAACGGCGAAGTCAGCCTCGACGGCAGCGGCTTTTCCCGCGGCCTGGCCGGCCTCAACAATTCCCTGGGCAGCTTCAAGACCGCCCTCGCCACCGCCTTTGGCGGCATCGCCATTGGCAACCTCGTCAAAGGCACCATCGAATGGGCCTCGCAACTTCAAGACTCCGCTGATGCCCTCGGCGTGAACGTCGAGTTCCTGCAAAAACTGGAGAACGGCGCCAAGCTCGCCGGCGCAGAACTCGGTGACGTGTCCCGCTTCATTTTGGAAATGAACAAGTCCCGCCAGGACGCCCTGCAAGAGCCCAAAGGAAAGAATGCCGCCGCCTTTGGCCGCCTCGGCATTTCCTCCAGTCAGGTTTCCCAACTCAGCACCCAGGCATTCTTCGAGCAGATCCTCGCCGCCTTCAAAAATGGCGCCACCGTCCAGCTCACCAACGACGTCGTGGAAGTCGGCGGCAAATCCGCCAAAAACTTGATCGCCGCCTTCGCGAACCAATTCGCCAGCGATACCCCGATCCTCGCTGCCGCCATGATCGAGCAGCTCGACGATATCGGCGACAGCTTCACCATCCTCAAGACCACGCTCATGGTGAGCCTCGCCCCCGCCATCATCTGGGTAGTCGAAAAAGTCCGAGACTTCATCAACACCATCAAACAACTTGGGGCCTTCCTCGGCGGCATGTTCTGGCACACCATGGACAGCGGCTTCTCCGGCGAAGGCGACAACGCCTTCACCGCCGGCGGCCTGGCCGCGGAAGCGGAGGCCCAGCGGCAAAAAGCCGAACGGCAAACCTTCGGCGCCGGCCGCGATGCCGCCCGCGCCGCGCGCAAAGCCCGCGAAAACGCCGGAATGCCCTTCGAACAAATCCACCTCGCCCCCAAGGCGACAGGTGCGAGCGCCAAACAAGCCACCGATGCCCTCCTCTCCGTCGGCAACTTTCTCGGCAGCGGCTCCGGCCTGATCAACTCCATCGCCAGCCAGCAACTCCACGAACAGAAAACCACGAACCAGAAACTCGACAAAGCCAACGATACACTGAAGACCATCGCGACCATGTTCCCGAAAGACGGCTTCTTCGCCGGCATCGAAGTCCCCTGATCACTGATTACTGGATAACTGATCACTTTTCTTATGCCCCCCCCAACCCCAGTCATCAACGGTTCGCTCGCCGCGTTTCAATGCCGCGAAACCTACAGCTTCACGCCCAACCAGGGCGGCACCTACGGCGGCAAATACGAAGGCCCCGCCGCCGCGATCCTCGCGAAATTCAACACCCTGTTGGGCCTCGGCTACCACGTCGTCTATGAATGCGACGCCTCCCCGATCGCCAGCGTCACCTTCGACACCCCGAACAATTCCGGCGGCCCCGGCAACCCGCCCACCGATCCCAACGCGGACTACACCGACAACTTCCAGGTCCTCCGCAACACCGTCCAAAAAGAACTGCTCCTCTCGGACCATCCGATCGTAAAAAACCTGAACACCCGCAACCTCTCCGAGTTGAAAGGCTTCATCCTCAACCCGGCCGACTACGACATCGAGTTGGATGGCGACGGCACCGTGGACTTGAACTTCGCCACCACCGGAAGCAACCAGCCCGTCTCTCACAACGACGCCGTTTACCTCTGGGACTTATTTCAAAGTGGCGTCCGCAGTGTGGAAGTGAAACAGCCGATCCTGCGCGTGACCCGCGTCACCAATCCGCTTTATGACGCGCCATTCGATTTGAGCCGGGTGGACCGCGTGCTCACCACCGCCACCATGATCTCCGATTCCGGCGTCACCTCGAACTTTGCCATTCAGCTCGCCGAACTCGCCGCCGTGTTCATCAGCCGCGCGACCTATTCCGGCGCATGGCTCGCGCGCAATGACGTGCTGCTGATGAATTACGGCTGGCTCAAAGACGCCGTCACCTCGGAAACCTTCGGCACGACGAAAAACCAGTACGTCATCGAATACAAATTCGGCCTCTACGACTGGGCCCTATATGGCTCCCCGCTATGATCCAATGGCCCTCCAAGCTCGGTGGCAAACCCAAGCTCGTCGGCTGGCTCAATCGCCTTCTCGATCGCTGCAAAGCCAGTGAGATCAAAAACATCATTGGCGGCCGGCTCATTGAAACCAGCGACGGCAAAACCCTGATTGTTGATCCCGCTCGTGGTGGTGGAACCCCCCCCACCCGCCCCTTTCCCTTCAAGATTCATTTGAGCCCGCCCGATCCCGGCCTCGATGCCGCCGGCCACCTCGACAAAGACTGGCGCACTTTCCGTGTTCGCAACGGCCTGGTCGGTTTGACCGGAGTAGATTTCACTGACGAAGTCGCCAACCCCGATTCCTCCGAAGTCCCCGATTTCGACACCGACATAGACTTCCTGGTGCCGGCCAGCAAAACCGTCATGGTGTACATCAACGCCAACGGCCTGCCCCTGGAGATCCACATGGATGCCTCCGACGCCCTCCCCAGCTCACCCATCGACATCTCCGCGTGGAGCACCACCACCGGTTGGGACGACGGCAAATTCATTCTCCTCGGCTGGATAGACACCCTCAGCGATGTCGCCACCAAGGTCGCGCACGTGCGCCAGCTCATCCGCGCGGACCTGCCCGAGTACCTGCAGGCGCCGGCGTGCATAGACGACGTCGTCGTCACGCTGCGCCTCCCCGCCCGCATCGTCCCCGACCCGTGAAAAGTCCAAAGTTCAAAGCCCAAAGGCCAAAGTCATCCGTCCCAGGCCGTCGCATTCGTCCCAGCCCGCCCCGGCTTTGGACCTTGGATTTTGGACTTTGGACTCTCTAAAAATGCCCTGCGCCGGAAAACTCTTCTTCGCCGGCTGCGGCAACGATTGCGGCTGCGCCGACACCCTGCACCGCATGACCGTCACCGGCTGGGCCGCCACCGGTGGCTACCCGCCGTTCCAAAACCGCGACACCTCGCCCAACTTCTACGGCTACCTCAAAGTCATCACCATCGTGAACGTCTGGGAAGGCGGCGAGGATTACACCGAACACACCCGCATCGAAGAAAGCTGGATACATCCCACCATCGGCGACAACTACAAGTGGCAGGTGACCTACGACGGCGTGCTCACCCAGACCTGGGAAGTCCCCAGCGACTACATCTACACCGATCCCAGCGCCGAAATCCCCGGCCTCACCATCATCGAGGACGAACCCGATTGGCTCGCCGCGTTTAACGCGACCCTCGCCAGCCTGACCAGCGGCACCGTAGGCGTGGACTGGACCGTCGAAACCGACGCCCTCGCCGACGCCGCAATGGATTACAAACGACAAAGCATCGGCGACCCCAACATCTACGCCGAAGTCATCGCCACCTTGGAGAATCCCGTCACCCAGCCCGGCCTCGCCGCCGCCGTGGCGATCGCCGACGGCTGCAACTTCACCTGCAACAGCGAAATCGTCCTCGACCGCCTCGACGGCACCACCGTTACGAAGAACGCCGGCTTCAGCGACCCCAACTTCGGCCCCAACCACATCGTCCGCATGTACGCCCGCGGCCCCGGCGGCGCCATCCTCCGCAACCTCGGCGACAGTTACGTCACCGGCGCGCCGGATATGCATTTTTTCCACGTGAACAACAACGCCGCCGGCAGCGCGTACGGCACGGATGCCTGCGCCCTCATGGTCCCCGCCGCCAGCCTGCCCCTCGCCCGCCACATGGAAATCACCGGGGAATACTTCGGCACCCGACTCTGGAACACCGCGAACAAAATGAAGATCGCGAAAGGCCACGCCGCGACCGAATTCGAACGCTACAGCACCAACGGCAGCATCCTCGGCCAGCAATACCTCGATTACGGTTTCCTCAGCGGAAGCGCCAGTTGCGAACCCTGCTACGAATCCGCCGACCTCGGCATCCGCTGTTGCTTCGAGGCGATTTATTACCCCGACGACACCTTCACCCCGGGTTTGTTGTTTGTGAACCTGTGCCCGCCCTCCTTCGCCCACGGAAAACTCTACTTCGATTTTGACGGCAACGGAATTGATGACGACGGCTACTGGTTCAGCGCATACATTTATCTCGCCGGCGCACCGGTGCGGGTGGACATCACCGGCCACAGCTACGAAGTTCTCACGGACCTATATGGCCAATGGGGCGTGAAATTTCCCGACACCTACGCCGGCCCCGTCACAAAAACCATCCTGACGGCCGACGCCCGCTTCCTGGCCCTCTTCACCGATCGCGGCTACACGGGATTCAACCACACGCAAGGTGCGAACCCTGAAGTCGGCGCCACAGTCCCCAGCGTATTCGGCGCGCCCTTCGGCCCCGACGGCTTCGAACCCACGCCCCCATGAACCAGAAGTCAGAAGACAGAAGACAGAGTTCAGAAGTAATACCTCTGACCTGCAACCAGGCTCGAGTACTAAGCCCAGAAGAGCGCGCCGCCCGCCACGGCGGCGGTCTATTGGTCCCGCTCCCCCGCTCTGAGTGGCCATCCTGGACCATCGCGATCAGGCTCGCCGCGAATTCGGCCGACGCCGGCATCGGCGACACCGTGGTCCGTCTGATCGGCCCCGTCACCAGCGAAAAATTCAAGACCTGGTACCGCCTCATCTTCAA